GCTTGGCCGGGCCAGCAGCCCGCGGCGCAATGGCAACAGGTCGGGCTTTGGCTCCGACCGCGGGCAGAATGACCGAGAATTATCTGGTGCGGTCGGGCGGCATCTTGCCGATGGTTTCATCACCATCAGATCTACCAAAACCGTCAACAATGAGATTGTTTCATAGGTCACCACAACAAAACCTTGTTGAAGTTAACAAAAGCGGAAGATTTGGTGGAATTTTTGCGGGAAGCGATCCTGAATCTGCTATTGGACTTTCACCAAGAAAAACATTTATACATTACGCTGATGTTCCAGAAAATTTAATAGCTGATAGTTCCGCTTTAATAAATGCTTCAGAAAACAAAATTAACGTTGCCAACAATGCAATCAAAAATAGTATTGACCCCAAATATCATCAACAAGAAAATATTGAGGCTATAAAAGATTTGGCATTAAATGATAGAAATATATTTAAAATGTTTGATCCAAACACAAACAAACCCACAGAAGAATTGCAATCAATATTTAAAGCGTTGGGGACAGATGATTTGGGAGAAGTAAGTTGGGAGTTGCAAAAAATACGCGGATCAATTGCAAAAGAGTTGGGGTTCAAAGCAGTCACAATGTCAGATGAACAAGGTCTTTCGTACTTTTTGACTCCAGGAACAAAATTAAAAGCAGGAAAAGGTGAATAAATGACCGCAGCATGGACTCGCAAAGAAGGAAAGAACCCCGCCGGTGGCCTCAATGCCAAAGGCCGCGCCTCCTACAAAGCCGAGACTGGCGGGACGCTCAAGCCGCCCGTCAAGTCTGGCGACAATCCACGCCGAGCCTCATTTCTTGCTAGGATGGGCAATATGCCCGGCCCCGAAAAGAAACCCAACGGCGAACCTACCCGCCTCGCGCTCTCTCTGAAAGCATGGGGCGCCAGCTCCAAGGCCGATGCCAAGTCCAAGGCCGCGGCAATCTCGGCAAGAAACAAGAAATGATGTTCCACGTGAAACGGGACCACCATTGAAGATTGAACAGGTAAAGATTGATGCGCTGATTCCTTACGCCAGGAACAGCCGCACCCACTCCGATGCGCAGGTCGCCCAAATCGCCGCCAGCATCAAGGAATTCGGCTTTACCAATCCCGTCCTGATCGACGAGACAGGCAGCATCATTGCCGGCCACGGGCGCGTTATGGCGGCGCGTAAGCTGGCAATTACTGACGTACCAAGCATCCGGCTCACTCACCTCACCGACGCTCAGAAGAAAGCCTACGTCATCGCCGACAACAAACTGGCCCTCAACGCCGGTTGGGATGACGAAATGCTTGCGGTCGAACTGTCCGACTTGAAGGACATGGGATTCGACTTAGACCTGACCGGCTTTAGCACCGACGAGATCGAGGCTCTGCTGGCTCCGACAGGGACGGAGGGGCTGACAGACGAGGATGCTGTGCCGGATGTGCCTGAGGCTCCTGTGACCGTCTTGGGGGATGTTTGGCTGTTGGGAAAGCACCGGGTTATGTGCGGCGACTCGACCAGCATTGATGCGGTTGAGAAGCTGATGGATGGCGCGAAGGCTGAGTTATGCTTTACATCGCCTCCTTACAACTTGGGCGATTCGGTTGCTTTGCGAAACGGAGCGAGAAAAGGCAAAAAGTCTGCATACAACGATTTCAACGATGATTCCAATTGGTCAAATTTGATGATTGGGTTTATCAATAACGCTATGTTGAATGCCAATGTTATCTGTGTAAACGTGCAAATGCTAGCAGGGAATAAATTTGATTTGCTTAAATTATTTGGGACTTATTCTGAAAATACTATTGATATAGGCATTTGGTCAAAAACAAACCCACCGCCAGCGATGGCTGATGGGGTAATGACTTCGGCGTTTGAATTTATGTGGTTTTTGTCAAACGAAGAAAAACCCAACAGACGAATTAAAACATCCAATTTTGAGCGTGGCACATTTTCTAATGTGTTTTCAAATGGTACGGCTAGCGGTCATGATGCAAATGTTCATGGTGCAGTTTTCCCGTCAAAGATTGCAGAGCATTACGTTTCCAAGTGTTCGCCAATTAATTCTTTAATCCTTGATTTATTTGGTGGCACAGGAACAACCCTAATCGCCTGTGAGAAAACAGGCCGCATCAACCGCAGCATGGAACTAGACCCAAAATACTGTGATGTAATCGTCCAACGCTGGCAGGAATTCACCGGACAGACAGCAACGCTGGAATCAAATGGTAATCCGTTCATTTCATTGAAGAAAGCCGCGTGATTCCGCGTTCTTAAAAAGAATGTCATTTATCAAACCTCACAGACCAACGGACAAAACAAGGCAACAAGCACAGAGTGCCTCGGGCCTCGGCTTGCCTCAAGATCAGATCGCCGCGCTGATCGGCATCGCCCCTGACACGCTCCGCAAGCACTACGACCTTGAGCTTGGACTGGGCAAGGCTCAAGCCTCGGCCGCGGTCGCCAAGACCTTGTTCAACAAGGCCACGGTCGGCCAGGACACCACCGCGATGATCTGGTGGACCAAAGCCCAAATGAAGTGGTCAGAGACCATGCGGCAGGAGGTCACCGGCAAGGACGGGGGCGGCATCGTGATCCATATCAGCAACCAGGACACCGACCTTGTTTAGCGCCACAGCAGCCCAAAGCAGGGCCACCGGCCTGATGACCGGCGATGCCAAGCACATCATGCTCGTGGGTGGAAGTCGTTCCGGCAAGACCTTCGTGGCGCTCCGGGCGCTCATCATCCGGGCAACCTTGGCGCCCAAGTCGCGCCACGTCGTCCTGCGGTTTCGGTTCAATCACGTCAAGTCCTCGGTCATCCTCGACACTTTTCCGAAGGTAATGGCGCTCTGCTTTCCGCAGCTCACCTACACCCTCGACAAGACCGACTGGTACGCAACCCTGCCGAACGGCTCCCAGATCTGGTTCGGCGGGCTGGACGACAAAGACCGCACCGAGAAGATTCTCGGGCAAGAGTACTCCACCATTTTCTTCAACGAGTGCAGCCAGATACCCCTTTCGGCCCGCAATATGGCCGTCACACGCCTCGCGCAGAACTGCACGGCAGTCGTGGGAAACCAGCAGCGGCAGATGCGCCTGAAGGCGTTCTACGACTGCAACCCGCCCTCGATGGCGCATTGGACCTACAAGATGTTCGTCAAGAAGATCGAGCCGGAATCAGGCAAAGCCCTGGCTGACCTGACAAACTTCTCCATGATGACCATCAACCCGCGGGACAACCTCGAGAACCTCCCGCCCGACTACATCAAGGAGCTGGAGAACCTGCCGACCCGGATGCGCCTGCGGTTCCTTGAAGGCAAATTTGCAGACGTGGCCGCGGGCGCACTCTGGAACGTCGAGATGATCGACACCCACCGCGAGACCTCCGGCCTGCCGGACATGCTTCGCGTCGTAGTCGCGGTCGATCCTTCCGGCAGCGGCGACACCGACAACGCCGGGAACGACGAGATCGGCATCGTGGTCGCCGGTCTGGGCATCGACGGTCGCGCCTACGTCCTCGAGGATTGCACCATGAAGGCAGGTCCGAGCGTCTGGGCCAACGTCGTTGCAACCGCCTACGACCGGCACGCCGCCGATTTGGTCGTTGCTGAAAAAAATTATGGTGGTGAAATGGTCCGGCATGTGATAAAAAGCGCAAATCCACACCTAAAATGCGAGTTAATCAACGCATCGAGAGGCAAAGCTGTGCGAGCAGAACCCGTTTCGGCATTGACTGAACAAGGCAAGATCCGGTTCGGCGGGACGTTTCCCGAGCTTGAAGATGAGCTTTGCTCGATGACCACCAACGGTTACATGGGCGATCGCAGCCCCAACCGCGCCGATGCGTTCGTCTGGGCCATGACCAAGCTGTTCCCTGGCATTATCAAGACCGATGCCAAGGCGCAGCGGAAGCACGTCATGCCGACCCAAAACATAAACCGCGGTGCAACCAGCTGGATGGGGGCTTGAATGAAAAACGGACTGTACGCAAACATCAAAGCCAAGCAAGACCGGATCGCGGCGGGCAGTAAAGAGAAGATGCGTAAACCCGGCGCTGCCGGCGCACCGACCGCCAAGGCGTTCAAAGAATCGGCGAAAACGGCCAAGAAAGGTAAATGATGCCTCTCGTCAAGTCGCCGAGCAAAGAAGCCTTCCGCAAGAACATCAAGGCCGAGGTCGCCGCGGGCAAGCCCGTGAAGCAGGCGGTCGCCATTGCGTATTCGGTCAAACGCAAAGCCAAGAAATGAATGAACTGTACGCTGCCGGGTACGCGATACCTCTGTACGGCCCCCGCACCCACACCTGGCGCCACTACGACCGCGAGATTACGCTGCCGCACGGCGCGGTGCCGGTCGCGGAACGTGATGGCGTGCCGTGTGCGCTATGGGCTGACGTGCAGAAGGCGGTGAAGTAGTGGCCTATCAAAACACGGGCATCAACGAAGCCGGCGCCGTATCCAGCGGCGGCACCAAGCGTGACCGTGACAACGGCGACATGCTTGCCACTATGCGGACTCGCCTCACGATGGCGATCGCCGCGTATTCGGATTCCCGCGAAGACGAACTGGACGACCTGCGCTTCCGCGCCGCCTCGCCCGACAACCAATGGCAATGGCCGGCTGATGTGCTGGCTACCCGCGGCTCGGTCCAAGGCCAGACGATCAACGCCCGTCCCTGCCTGACGATCAATAAGCTCCCGCAGCATGTGCTGCAAGTGACCAACGACCAGCGGCAGAACAGACCGAGCGGCAAGGTCATACCGGCTGACGACAAGGCTGATGTTGAGGTGGCCGAAATATTCAACGGTTTGGTGCGGCACATCGAGTATATCTCTGATGCTGACGTGGCATACGATACCGCTTGCGACA